TTGAACACTTCAGGGCAACTGTGAAAAAGATATGGCTCGTTTTTTCTCTGAAATGCGCGATGTGACAGACAGTAATTACCGGGACAATAAGCGCGCACTGAGCGCAATTCTTTTCTTGGCTAACATCGGTAAAGACAGGCACGACGCTGAATTTAGTGAACTGACTACTGATGAAAGAAAGGCGCTTATTTGTGCGATGAATAATTTAAAAGCAGTCGTGAGTTTATTTCCAAAGCGAATGACCCTTTCTAATTAATTAATCAGAAGCAAATAAAGGCGTACACCCGCCGGGCATTCTTTTGCCTAAATTCAGGAGAAAGTGAAATGCAAAATATCGAGACACTTAAATTTGATGCTGACACTGAAGCGCTGGCAGTAATTATCAGTAAGGCGCGGATCGAGGAGCGCAAAGACCGCGCACTGGCAGTTTCAGGGCGCTTGGTCGAGCTTGCTCTGCACGTTCATCAGCAGGGGCTTTCCGGCATTGAAGCCGCTGATCTGATCCGCCGCGAGGCTGAGCGCTATCAGAATGAATCGCAGGAGCTGCACTGATGGCCGACTCAATGGACATGGCGCAGGCCCGCGCCGATGAGTTGCTGGCACGGAATATCGCCAGCGTGGTTAATCGCCCGGTCAGCGTGGCGGCTTCCTTCTGTGAAGACTGCGATGCGCCAATCCCTGAACAGCGCCGCCGCGCCGTGCGTGGCGTGATTCGCTGTGTCAGCTGTCAGGAAGTGGCCGAACGGTATTCCCGATAATGTCTGATGCACAACAATATGCCTACCCGTGGAATGCTCCACGGGAAGCCATCGCCAGCCCGTACCCCACCTATGAGGAAATGCACAGCTACAGTCAGATGATTGCGGCTTTAGTGCGTGCGCAGGAACTACTCGAAAAGCAGCCGAACCTAATACAGTTCGACGTGAAACGCCGCGTCAGCGAGTTTGAAAAGACCTAGGGCATTGCCCGTGCCAATGCGTACTTAGCAAAAACCTTTGTTGAGCGCACATTGCCACGCGTTGAATGCGTTAGTGATCGGTACCGCCTCGGCGAAATGAGCAGCGGTACGTTTAACCTGCTGGCAGGCAATGTCGCTCAACAGGCTGTTGCGGCTAGCGCGGCCGGTACGCTGTGGGAGCTAATGCGCCGATTTAACCGCCTGCCTGATATGGCGCGCGCCGACGTCGATCTGCTGGCTGGGGATGTGGCTAATTTTATCCTCGCCGAGCTGGTACAGGCGCACGCGCAGGCCAGCGACGAGTCGGATTACCGGTACACGCACCGCGTTTACATGACCGCCGCCGCTGTGGGAAAAGGTCACGTCCCACCTGTTCTACCCGGAGGAAGTGACCCCGGCGATCATGCGCATGCAGGTCGAAAAATGGTGGAAGGGCCGCCTGCGCCGCGTCGCCGCGTCATGGCGCGAGCATCTGCAGATTGCCCTGGCTAACGTCAGCAAAAAGCATACCCCCTACGCCAGCAGCATGACCGTCTCCGAATGGCGCGAGCAGAAGCGCCGCACCCGTGAGTTTCTGAAGGACATGGAGCTGGAAGACGAGGAAGGCAACCGCATCAGCCTGATCGAGAAGTACGACGGCAGTGTGGCCAACCCGGCGAACGAGTACGGTGAGGAAACCGTGCGCATCAAGGGCGTTTATGCAACTGAAGTTGGCGAAGACACGCCGATCCTCACCCGTCTGGCGCAGTGGAAGATTGTGCCGAAACGTGCCGTTGATTTGGGTTTTGATTTTAAGGACGCGGACGCGTCCTCTCGGAGTTCTGTCAATAACTGTACGGGAGGTTTGAGATCCGAGGATTCGAACCAGCCGGAAAGTTTCGCAAAATTCGACCTGGAAAGCATGAGCAGAAAAGAACGGCGGCAGCTTCTTAACCGGATAAGGGCGGAAAGGCCAGAAAAGCGGCATCTTAAGCTGAGGCGGTCGGATAAAATCGAAACTGCGTGCGATAAAGTAATAGGCAGGTGAGAGATTTAAGCGGTGAAACCATCAGTCGCGGGATGGCCGTGCGTCTGATTGGCGGCACGCAGACTAAAATTGCCGGTCACTTGTTCCGCAGCTTACCCAATGGAGAACTGGCCCGCCCAATACTGGAGCCGAAACGGGCTTTCGCATTAGATCGATTTAACCGTTTAGCAGAAAAGCACCGTACAAAAAGAGAAAAATAATGGGCTGTAGTTTGAAAACCTTAAGCAATCAACAATCAGCTCATTAAGTTGTCCTGACAAGCTGAGTTTGAGGGCGGCATCGATAAAAATGTTCTTTATCAGCTAGATAAAAAATCTATGTGGCTGGGACATTTTTCTTTCGCAACCTGTAAATGCTATGGTACTGTATAAATAGACAGTTTTTTGGTGGGGAGGGCACATGGATAACGGTTTAAAAGAGCGAGTGATGCTTGAGCGGGTTGAATTGATTGCGCAGCTTACTTCTGAAGGGATCTGTAGGGAGCAGGACAGAGTGATCGCTCTAAATCTCATAGCAGAAATAGCGCGTAATACCTCAATGGCCAATCAGCAGTTTTCGGTCATCTTTTCAGCTATGCCGCTTGATAAGTAAAATCGAGATTTCGAAATTTTGCGTATTGAAATCATGCTCGTCAAGAATCAGAAAACCAGTCAGTCGGTGGTAGATGCTTTCCGGGAAGAAGTAGATAAACGAGTGATTGCGCTGTTTCCTAATGCAGTGGTACAGGTGCGGCAGGGCAGTTACAACAAAATCGAAATGCCCGGTGTGGAAGTTGATGAAGACCGGCGCAGGCTAAATGATTTACTTCAGAACGTCTGGGCAGATGACAGCTGGCTGCATTGATAACCGAGCTGACGCCAAAATCTTGATTTTGATGGCGGCACGGTTGAACATCGAGCATTGCGAGACGTTAGGCCGTAATGAGCATTACACCTAAAATCTGTTGATTGCTGCAGGTAAGTAGGTTAAGAAGTAGCTCCAACCGAATTTTATTATCTTGCAGCTGTCCTATAGTTACATGGCAGCACACTGTAAACGCCGCTGCCAGCGGCGTTTGTGTCATCAAGGTTATATGACCGAACTTCTCAGAAAGATGTTATCCGCTCCGGGTAAGATCATGCAGGAAGCTATCCGTCATGATGTCAGTAATTCGAACGGTAAAATCATTACCGACCTGAACGGCTCAGCGACGGTTAATATGAAAAATCAGCAGGTATGCGACTCAATGCGTGCGCGCATGGAAGAACTGGCTGCTAAACGACAGGGATAGTTGATGGGTCCGTTGATCACATTATGGTTGTTCTCGTATGCGGGTTTTGGTACACACAGAATCATTATCAATCCCGCATAAAATTAGCCCGAAGTGATGGCTGGAATGCTTACTTTTATGTGGCTATGCATGGATGTAAATTCGCTATTCAGGGCTTTGGCGTTATCACCGCCCTCTTTTTGTTTTCCTCCTTCTGGTCAGTACTGTAGTCAACATTGGGTATGATATGGCCCAGCCTCCACGCTGATTATTACTCATGGCTAACGGATGTTAAGGTCATGTCCTATCCACTTTTCTTTGTTCTTTCAATGGCAATGGCTGTATGGCTTGCTATTGAGCAGGGAAACAGCGCTAAGCGCGCGCTAGAAAACAACGAAGAAAGGCAAAAGGCATATCGTGAAATGGCAGCACAGGATGGCATTGAGTCATTGCTGCTCCAAGCAATCGATGAAGGACAGCTGATTTTTGTTACTCTGAAATCACGGAAAGTTTATATCGGTTATGTAGCTGCGCCTCGCATGGAGCATCACGACACACAGCAGCTTGCCATCATCTCTTACATCAGCGGCTACCGTGATAAAAATACGCTGCGCTATCACGAACAGCACAGATATTTTGTGCTTTACTTGAGCCAAGACATTACAGCTGATTCTGTGCCACTTAATTTCGGGCATTTCCGGCACGTAATGCCTATGGATCAGGTTGAGGGCGTTTCACTTTTTGATACCGAAACCTACAAGTCTTTCGACGATTTCTCAACGCCTGAACCTGCGAAAGAAGATAAACCCGGCAGTGCATGACTATGCTGCATGAATCCGCATGATCCTTGAAGGATCGTTTACCCTTCGGCCCGCCAGTACTGGCGGGCTTTTGTTTGTGTCATGCAGATGCATGAAAACCACTGCATAAAGCGGGCAGGCGTGGCGGGGATGGCATTGCGCGCAGAAGGCCACATGTAGCTAACGTCGCCTACACACATTCGCATAAACATAGCTGCAAACATATGCTAAAGTGTGCATAGATGGGATGCTTACGCGAGAGTGAATTAAATATGCGTATTAAAATCAATAATTTTGGAACAATTTCGCAAGCCGATGTGGCTATTAGTGGTCTTACGGTAATCACCGGGGAAAATGATACAGGCAAGAGTACTGTTGGTAAAATTCTTTTCTCAATGATAAAAGCTATTTCTCGCTACGAGGAAGATATTGAAGAAGATAAAGAAGAAAGAGTCACTTCAATTGTTGAAAAGATTTATTTCAACTTAAGAAGGAGAATTAATATTTCTGAATCGCCAGAAATTAGAGATTTATTTAATCCTCGAAAATTCTATACATCGTTGCGCTTGGATATTGCTAAAACAATATACGAAAGAGAACGCTATATAGAGCATTTGGCTAACACAGGGATATTATCTGCTTTACTGGCGAAATCTGCAAGGGAAGAAATAGAAAAAATCTTACAGATTATGAAAGAGCCAGATGATGAGTTATCAGCTATAAATCGCGCTCTCAGAAAGGCCTTTTTTTCTGAATTCCGTGGTGAAATAATTCAAAAGGGAAATGCGAATCAAAGCAAGGCATCAATTGAAGTAATTGATGGTGCAAGCCCTTTGATTGATATTTCTTGGACGAAAGACGGGATTTCACAGTTTAAATACGCTGATGGTTTAGGTTACGCAGATTCTACTTATGTAGATTCGCCAAGCGTTATGCAATTCCATAACCTCATTAGGTATTCAAAAACGCTTTTTAATGGAAATGTGGAGCCTGGGCGGTTAACCGTTCCTTTACACGTCAAAGATCTTTCTACAAAACTGTAGTGAGTCAGTTTATAACGTTTTTGGCCATGTAAGCATTTTTGATGATGGTACTTTCCATAATGAATCATCGAAACTGTCGAATGAAATTAATTCCACGTTTCGTGGTGAAGTTGTCGATGATATCGAGCAGAACGATTTCTATCTCGAGAAAAAAGGCTATAAAATAACGTCAGGCAACATAGCTTCTGGAATCAAATCTCTTGGTATGCTAGATATGCTTATTAAGTGTGGTTCTGCAGCTGAAAATTCGTTGTTAATCATTGATGAGCCTGAAGCTAATTTACATCCTAAGTGGCAAATATTTTATGCTGAAATAATATGTGAATTGGTTTCTTTAGGTGTGGACATAGTAATAACTACGCATAGTCCATACATAATTGATGCCCTAAAGCATTATAGCGATAGATTATCTATCGAGAATCACTTCTATCTTACTGAAAGATTTCCTGACGAAGACTATATATACTTTGTCGATATTACAGATAATGTTTCACATGCTATTGATTTGTTAGCATCTCCATTGAGGGAGCTAAATCAGGAGGATTTAGATGATTTCTAAAGAGAAGGAGCTCTTTGATAAGAAGTTTATAATAATGCACTGTGTGACGTACAGGCGTTGAGCTACAATGACTCAGGGAATCGCGATTTTATTGTGTTTAATTTCAATAAAGTACTGAATTGCCCTAATATTTATAAAAAAGAGATGAAAGAGAAGTCTCCTGATTCTCTTTTTTATAGCAAAAATAAGTTGTATTTTATTGAATTAAAAGAAGGGATGTCAAACAAGGAAGATGTTACATCAATAAAGATTTTTGAGCATCTTAGTACTACGCAGCAATTTGATTTGTCAGCTTAAAATCAGCAGGCCATAATGGCCTGCGCTTTATGAAAGGGTATATTCTTTAAAAGAAATTACTTCTAGTTCCATCCAATCATTTATTTCCTTCATGCGCTCCTGCAGCGGTGTCAGTTCGTTACGCACGAACACCTGAGACGCTTTCACCGCGTCACCAAATCCGCCGGAGTTGTCCGGGATAATCCCCATCATTTGCGGCGGCACGCGGTGCGCGCTGAGCAGGTCGTCACGGCTGGCTTTCTTGATATTAAAGAAATCGTCTTTCGTCGCCACCTCACTGAGCGGCAGAATCTTGATCCCGTCCGGCTTGCCGTTCGGTGCGTACATGAACAGGTTACGGAAGTTACCGAGCCCTTTCGTATCGCACATCGCCTGGCGCATCCGGTCAATGTCGCTGCTGCTCTGTGCCGCGTCGGTCATATACAGAATATAACCGGCGTGCGCCCCGTTCTGGTAATACTTGCGGCGGAACAGCGTCGCCGCTTCATTCAGCTAGGCAGAATTAAGCGCGCTGAGGTATTCCGGCAGGCCGTACAGCTCCTGATTGATATCCGGCTCCAGCAGGTGAAACACGCTGCCGGCCGAAAATTCATGCTGCTCTTTCCAGTCATTCACAAACCAGTAAACACCATCCCTCACGCCCCTGCGGGTAAATTTGGCCGGGGTCGTTTCAAGGCGCAGCGGCTTACCCAGAGTGTTGCGGCGCAGTTCGGCGAAGGCGTTGCCGAAGACCAGATAATCAAGCGCAAATTTGCTGAACTCCTGCTGACTCATCATCGGGTGCGGGGTAAAGGTGGATGCCAAAATGTTGCGCTTTACGTAAATCGGCGAGCTGTGGTGCACGGCCGCGCGCAGGCTTTTCGCCAGGCCGTTAAAGCTGACCGGCGGCTCAAACCAGCGTCCGTTACCGATGCACTCTGCGTAATCCAGAATATCGCGCTTATCCATAACCGGGGTAGGCTCACCGAAGGTAAACGCCTCGGCGTGCTGCTGTGGTGCGGTTGCCTGTACCGGCTGCGCGGTGGCGGTGTGAGCCTTGCGGCCTCTGCGTTTGCTCATCAGTAAAATTCCAGAATTGAGGGGTTAGCGCCGCCGCTGGCAGCGGTAAGCGGTTCGTTTAACAGTGCGTGCATGATGGCCCAGGCAACGTCCGCATGGCTGGCCTCTTCGCTGCGGCTCGCCTCATAGGTTGAGCGGTTGCCGCTGGCCGTCATGGTTTTGCGGATAGCCATAAACGACTGCGTGATATCTGTTGCCCCGGCGTCATACTCAAGCCGCCCGCTGCTGATGGTGTCCTTCGCCTTCAGCACCATTGCCGTTTTTACTTCCGGTGAGTATTTGATCTCACGCGCGGCGGGGTAAAACTGGCGTACAAGCTGAAAAACACCCTGGCCGATGCCGGTGGCATCCACGCCGATATATTCAACCGTGTACTTTTTCGTTAAGTCCTCGATAGATTTCGCCTGCGCGGCAAAGTCCATGCCCCGCCACTGGTGACGCTCCAGCACGCGGAACTTTCCGCCCGCAACGAGCGGCGGCGCGATAACCGCACAGCCTGCGCTGTCGCCGGTATGCAAACGGGCGCGGCAGGTACGGGTTAAAGTCTTCCCACTCTTCCAGGCTGTCGATCATGCAGCTCTGCAGCTCGGTAAACGGGAACACGCTTGCCTCGTCGTCGACAAACTCACACATCAGCAGGTTCTGATATTCCGCCGGGCTATACTCAAGCTGCAGCTGATTAATGTCGAACAGGTTGCAGCCGCCGGTCAGCGCATCCTCAACCGTGACAATCTGCCGCCACTGCCCGTCACCGCACAGCGCGCCTTTCGCCAGATTAGAATGCGACAGGTCTATCTCGATGCGGTCATCTTTGCTGCGCCGCCCCTTGTTAAACAGCTCGCCTGACCAGAACGGATAGGCGCTGTGTGACAGGGCAGACGGCGTGGAAAAGTAGGTCGTGCGCCACTTCTTGTGCAGTGACATGCCGCTGGCGACTTTGCGCAGTTCCTGGAATTTCGGTATCCAGAAATATTCATCCAGATACAGGTTGCCGGTATAGCTCTGTGCGGTACGCACGTTGGTGCCAAGGAATATCAGGCGCGCGCCGTTTGGCAGCACGATGGGATCGCCTTTCAGGTCAACATCGGCCTAGCGGGCAAAGTCGAGGATATAGTTTTTAAAAACGTGCGCCTGCGCCTTGCTGGCCGAAAGAAAAATCTGGTTGCGCAAGGTGGTCAGCGCATCGATCAGCGCCTCGCGGGCAAAGTAGAACGTGGCGCCAATCTGGCGGGACTTCAGGATATTGCGGATGCGGTTAGTCAGCCCGGCGCGGTGCCAGTTGAGCTGGTACTCAAAGCAGTTATCCATAAATACGCCGGTCAGCTTGTCTACCTGCTCCTCGCTGAACTCATTTTTAACGACCGGCTGGCGCTCGCCCCGGTTGCGGTTGCGAACGTTCGGGTTTAAGTCGGCCTCGTTGCCGCTGCTGCGGTAGCGCTCAACGCGGGCAAGGCGCTCAATCTGACGGCCGAGCGCGTCTATCTCTTTGTAATCACCATTCCCTTTTACCTCTTTCATGATGAGCTGGATCAGCCGGGCTTCCATGCTGGATTCAACACGACTGATGGGCGCAACGTTGTCCCACGCGTCGCGCAGTTTCCAGCTCTGCACGGTTGGCGTTTTCTGTCCGAGCGTCTCCGCAATCTGGCGCACGGAATAACCCTGCCAGTAAAGCAGCGCGGCCTGACGGCGCGGATCGCTGATAATGGTTCGCCGGTAAGCCCGGCTGCATTATGGACCTGCTCTGATGATCGTTTACGCACAGCAGGGCGATACCGTTGATGAAATCTGTCAGCGCTATTACGGGCGAACCTGCTAGGCCGTCGAGCTGGTTTACTCGGCTAATCCGGGCCTGGCCGAAAGCGGGCCGGTGCTGCCGCACGGCTGTGAGGTGACGCTGCCTGAGCTGCCGGAATCTTCAGCAGGCGAAACCGTTAACCTGTGGGACTAAAAATGGAAAAAATCAGCTCTGCGATCAACTACCTGGTTGGCCTGATTCTGATGTGGCTCGGTCGTCATACGCCGCAGGATATTGCCTTTATGGTCGGTTCGGGCGTGGTCGTTATCACGCTTATCACTAACGTGGCGACGTTTTTTATCAACTGGCATTACCGCCGCAAAACCTACGAGCTGCAGCGCCTGCGGGGGGTGAGCCTTGAGCCAGACCGTTAAACGCTGTGCCGTGGTGGCCGTGCTGGCAATTGCTGCGCTGCTGCCTCAGTTCAAAACCCTGAAAAAGTTCGAGGCCGGGCTTGCGCTTATCGCCAACGCCGAGGGGGGCCGCACCTCGCCCTATCAGTGCAGCGCCGGAGTCTGGACTAACAGGATTGGTCACACCGAAGGCGTGACGCCGCAAAGCCAGGTCAGCGAGCGGCAGGCGGCGGTCAATCTTGTGTATGACGTGATGAGAGTCGAGCGCGGGATCGATGCCTGTATGGCAGTAGAAATGCCGCAGCGGGTTTATGACGCGACCGTTTCTTTCGCCTTTAACGTCGGTGTACGTGCAGCGTGCGCCTCAACCTTTGCCCGTTACATCCGGCTGCAGCACTGGTATGCGGCCTGCAGCGAACTGCGGCGCTGGGTGTACGTCAATGGCGTTAAAAATCGCGGGCTGGAAAACCGCCGTGCGGCCGAGACAGCCTACTGCCTGCGGGGTGCACCATGACGCGCCTGATTGCCGCCCTGCTTGCCGTCGCACTGCTGGCGCTGGGCGTGACCGGCTGGCAGTGGAAAGTCGCAAAAGACGACCTGACCAGCGCGCAGCGCATTATCGGCACGCTGTCGGCCGGTATCGAGAGCCGCGACAAAGCGATAGCCAAGCTGGACGCGGATGCGAGGGCCAGCCAGAAGCGTGAGGCCGAGCTGCGGCTGATGCAGGGGCGCGCCAGTTCGGCCGCGCTTAACCGAGAAATGACTATACAGAGAGAAACCGATGCAAATCCGATACTGCGCGACTGGTCTGCTGCTGCTCTGCCTGACGATGTTATCCGGCTGCACGCTCGCCCGGCCTTTGCCAGCGCCAGAGATTATCTGGATTGGGTGTCCGCGCGTGACAAGCTGCCCGGTGCCGGGAAACAGCCTTAAAACGGCGGGCGATCTGGCGGCGGATAATCGCCAGCTTGAGGCCGCGCTCGCCGCCTGCGGGCTGCAGGTCGAAACAATCAAAGACTGCCAGGAGCAGCACGATGCTGAAACCTCAACAACTGCGCCAAGCGCTGACCGACAGCGTGCCGGAGCTGCAGCGAAACCCTGATGCGCTCAACGTGTTTATCGACAGCGGGCGCATCGTCTCGACGCTTGCCAGCTCGCTGTCGTTTGAATACCAATACCGGCTTAACATGGTCATTACCGACTACACCGGTAACATCGACCTGCTGATTGTGCCGCTGCTGGCATGGCTGCGCACGAATGAACCCGACATTATGGCAACCGAGGAAAAGCGCCGCACGGGCTTTACCTTCCAAGCGGAAGTGATCAGCGACACGGCCAGCGATATCAGTATTGAGCTACAGCTGAGCGAGCGCGTGATCGTGGAGCGGGCCGACGACGGACTGCATGTGACGCACGTCGGCGAGAACCCACTGCCGGACAATGACGCGCGGCCGGTGCAGCTTTATTTTCACGGCGAGCTGGTCAGCGAGTTGCAGACATGAGCGAGCTGCAACTTGTAAATGACCGTCTGGAGGCGCTTATCAGCAGCCTGTCAGCCACGGCGCGTAAAGAGATGGCCGAACCATCGCGAAGAAGTTGCGCGCGAGTCAGCAGCAGAATATCAAGCGCCAGCATGCCCCGGACGGCACGCCGTTTAAGCCCCGTAAAACGCAGCCGGTGCGCAGCAAAAAGGGCCGGATAAAGCGCGAGATGTTCGCAAAGCTGCGCACCGCTAAGTACATGAAGACGCAGGCCAGTCCGAATGAAGCCGTGATCGAGTTTGCGGGTAACGTGCAGCGCATGGCCCGCGTGCATCATTATGGGCTGCGCGACCGGCCGTCACACAAAGGCAAAGAAGTGCAGTATGAGGCCCGCCCTTTGCTGGGTATTAATGAGCAAGAGATAAAAATAATTGAGGACTTAATAACATTAGCACTAATATAATAAAAAATGACGGGGGCTGCTTAATGTTAATCGACATGTTTTTCAAAGTGATATTTTTGCTGCTAGAGCTTGCCCTAATTATTGCGAGCGCTATAAACGCTACTATAGGTAATGCTTCTGGAGGTACAGTTTGTCTGGTTGCGGGAATATTAACTATAATTCTTTTTCAATTTGATGTTAAGAGTTTCAAGGTTTTTGGGCTGGCAGCAGAGCTTCGGGAAAAGTTAACAGAAGCCGACGAAATATTAGATAAATTGCGGGCAATATCAGTCCCGGTTAGTGAGATAGCTATTTCAGCCGCATCTCAGTCTGGAGGTTATCAGCAGCATTTGAAAAGAGAGCAGTTACATGACTACGTCTTGTCTATTAGGCTGCG